GCGCACACCATCCTTGTTGGAAGAACAGACACACATGCGAGATCGAATGAAAAAAGCATTCGAGTCGAGGCGACTTGACGAATAACCACACCAAATCTAATTCACCCGGAAGCAACTCTTCTGGGTGGATTTTTTTTGTCCGAAATTTATTTTTTCGGAACCAACGCCACAAACCAGAGAGGTGACACTGCATGGCAAAAGAAAGCCCCAATAAAAACGTACTGGCAAAAGAAATAGAGATTGCTTTTGTTAATCCCCGCAAACAATCGGAGCAACACGGTCTGAAAACTATGATTCATGCACCATCCGGCTCAGGGAAAACACATCTGGCTAAGACGACCGGAGAACCTACCGTCGTGATTGATGCTGAAGCGGGGATTCTTCCTCTGCGTGATGCGCCAAAAGATTTGATGGTCTACACCATTAACAGCATCGAAGACTTAACTGAGATCTATCAGTACCTGAAAGCGAATAAAGAATTCCAGTGGATCTACATCGACAGTATCACCGAGGTTGCTGAGAAGTGCCTTGCTCATGAACTAGAAGCGACAGCGGATGCCCGTCGCGCCTATGGTGAATTGATCACAAAGATGACCAGCATCATCAAAGCCTTCCGCGACCTGTCCGGTTACGACGTTGTGATGACAGCGAAACAGGATCGAGTGCGTGATGAGGCCGCTGGCAAGATGCTGTACCAACCGATGATGCCAGGCGCAAAGCTGGCACAACAACTGCCTTACATGTTTGATCTCGTCCTTGCTCTGCGTGTTGAGAAAACACAGGAAGGCGAAATCACCCGTTGGTTACAAACCAACCGTGATGACCAGTACGAAGCAAAAGACAGAAGCGGGTTACTCGATTTGTTCGAGAAGCCTGACCTTAGTGCGCTGAAGCAAAAGATTCTCGGCGCTCCTCGTAAATCCCCAGCCGCCGCGAAAGCCGCATAGGAGACTAAATGGTTGATCTCAACATTGACATACCTGAACAAGAAACTGGTAACTTTACGCCGTTACCTGAAGGCTGGTATCCCGCTTCAGTTGACAGCACTGAAGAAGTCACCACCCAAGCCGGAGACAAAGCACTCCGAATTAACTTCATGCTCGACACGGGCCGCACGATCCCTAATTGGTACAACCTCTGGCATTCCAACGAACAGCCGAGAGAGATCGCCAAACAGGAACTTGAACGGCTCGGCAGAGCGGTGGGTCTTGCAAACATTGGCGACAGCGATGAACTCCACGGTCGCGTCCTCGATGTCAAGCTCGTACCCGATGGCGAATACAACCGTATCAAAGCGTACCGAGCGCAGGAAGCCCCCGCGTTCGGTATTAGGTCTGGCAATGGTGCGGTTAAGAGCAAGAACCCTTGGGAGTCTTAACATCATGGACGGTCTACTTTATTTATTAGTAATCATCGTGCCTTTCCTTGCGGTGTTCACGATAGGCGCATTTATCTGCGATTTCTTTGAGTAATGTATTTACGACACCTCACAGGTTCTGGTGATGATCCAGACGCCACTCTGAAAGATATCAAGACTGAGTTAAAGAGTTTGTTGAGTCATGTTCAAAAAGCTATTGATGAGGGGCCACAGTGCGACTACCACAGCGATCTCGCTGCTGGTCTGTCGTGTTCACTCGAAACTCTTGAAGGCTATTGTCAAGACCTTCAGGGTTTCGCTCATCAAGCCTTCTGCCAAGAGATTCAAGAAACACAGGACATGACACCAAGATAACGATTCTGCTACCCCGGCAAAATTCACAGGCCGGTTGCTATGGTCAATAACCTTGTTGTGGCGACATGGGGTCGGGGTAGCAGATCACTTTGAGGATTAACTATGGTTCAACTACCCTCGCCTCGTGATCCCACCCTCGATGCTTTAGACCAAAGCATCATCAATGCCAATCCACCAAGCACTCGACCCTATCTTGGCATGAGCGCCTTGGGTGGCGATTGTGAACGGCAACTGTGGTATCGCTGGCGCTGGGTATTACCTGAAATATTCGACGCGGCAACGCTCAGACGCTTCGAGGACGGCCATTCTGGTGAAGATCTGATGGCTAAGAGACTGAGACCCGTCGTAAAAGAGCTTCAGACACGCGAACACAGTGGAGAACAGATCGGATATTCGGACTATGCCGGTCACTTCTCCGGTCACATGGATGGCGCAGTGCTTGGCATCCGTAGTGCGCCTAAGACGTGGCATGTCTGGGAACACAAACAAGTCCAAGAGAAATCCTTTAGGCGCTTTCGGAAACTCATCGATGAGCATGGTGAGAAAGGCGCACTCGAACAATGGAACGCGACCTACTACGCACAGGCACAGCTCTATATGGGATACAGCACCATGAAACGCCACTTCATGACGGTTGCCACCCCAGGCGGTCGAGACATTATGAGTTGCCGCACCAACTTCAACTCCCAAGACTTCGAGCATTTCAAAGAGAAGGCGTTGCGTATCCTCGAATCAGAAGAAGCACCGCCGCGCATCTCAGACAAGCCTGACTATTACCAGTGCCGCTGGTGCAATTTCAAAGAGACTTGTCACGGTACAAAGGTTGCTCAAATGAACTGCCGTACCTGTCTCCACAGCTCCCCTGTTCTCGAAGAAAGCACGGGAGTTCCAGGCGAACCCGCTTGGCCCGGCGCATGGAAGTGCGGCTTCCACAGCGATCTGAGGGGCCGAGACAAGCAGGAACAGGGTTGCTCAGAACACCTCTATATCCCCGACCTTATTCCATTCGCTGAAGCGGTGAAGGTGGATAAGACAAACAACCAGATCGTCTATTGCACCGATAAGCAGAAGGTCTTTGTCAACGCAAACAAAAACGATTGGTCGAGCGATCCCATGCGCTTTGCCTCGAAGGATCTCCAACACATTGATGAAGGATTCTTGGAGTCTGAAGAAAAGGTTTTACAGGCGATGGCTTCTTTCCAAACAGCACACATCGAATCGGTAGAGAAAGCTAAAGACGACGGCATTCCCTTCGATGACGAAATACCATTTTGAGGTGACTATGAATAAAACAACTATGAGCAAAACAAAGCAGTTCTATCACGACCACAGGCATGACACCCTTTACAACATGGCTGATTACTTCGACGGTAAGACGTATAACCCTACCCTCGATAAAAACCGTCTGAGTTCACAGCTCCACGATGTCTTTAATCTTATGCGTGATGGTGAGTGGCGCAGTCTTCGAGAGATTTCAGAAAAGCTAGGCGCACCCGAAACCAGCGTGTCTGCCCGGTTGCGTGACATCAGGAAAGATCGCTTCGCTCCGTCTTTCACAACAGAATCACGCCGAGTTAAGGATGGTTTCTGGCTGTATCGAGTGGTAAAGGATGACTGAAATTCGACTGTTACGGCTACCGGATGTCAGTCACATGACGGGCATAGGCAAGAGCACCATCTGGCGACTAATTCAAAATAAAGAATTCCCCGAACCCACCCGACTTACCAAACCGTCGATAACGGTTTGGCGGTCGGATGATATTCAGGATTGGATTAAGAAAACTAGCCGACGAGCTTCAAACGTGGCGCTTGGGGAAGTGGTGCAATCTGGTCAGCGTAAAACTGAAGCATATTAGCGCGAGGTTCTAAATACTTCGCGTTGTTATAGGTGCCTCGTGTCTTGTCCTTATCAATATGGGATAACGCATACTCGACCCAATCTTTATCAAACATTCGTTCATCTGGTTTACCTTTCTTATCTAATTTGTACTGTTCATTCAGGAAGGTTGAGGCCATGTGACGAAAACCGTGAGCATGAATCTTATATCCCATACGATGACATGCGGACCTAGCTGTGTTCTCACTAAGAACTCCTGCATCATTGAATACATTTCCCTTACCGCGAATCTGTGGGAATAGATGTTTACAGTGACCGGTAATTTTCTTCAATTCTTTTAGAATTAGAATCGCTTGCTCTGACAGCGGTACAAAGTGATTACCTCGATTCTTGCGGCGAAACTTCATGCGACTGTTAGGAACAGTCCACAGGCGTTCCTTGAAATTAAACTCAGACCATTCAGCCTTACGGATCTCGCCAGGACGAGCCAACGTCAAGATGCTCAACTTAATCAAGATACGGGTGGTCGGGTTCAACCCAACAGTTCCACGTTGACGCTCCTGTTCAGCGCCTTCCCAATGGTCGATGTCATACCAAAGATCGTGAATCTGCTCCCACGGTAACGCTACGAAATGTTCTTCTTGGTGTGGCTCAAAGACAGAAGGCATATCAATGTCGGCAGGATTCTCCTGACATAAACCCCAAGTTTTTGCGTATCTATAAATATTACTGATTTGCTCCTGTGCTTTATTCCGAGAATAGGTTTTACCCGCATCATTTAATTTCTTGAGAACTATAAGAATCATCTGAGAGGTAACTTCTTCGATGGGCAAGTTTCCAATGTCATCATAAACATGATTTGCAAAACGCCCTTCTGTATTATCTAAAGTCTTTTTATCCCACGGCTGTTTAGTTTGATTGGGATCAGATCGGCTGGTAATCCACTGCTCTGCAACATCCCTGAATGTAGTGACACCATTAAGTCTTAAAGCCGCACGTGCTTCGTCAGTTCTTTTTTCAAGACGCTTAATCTTCTTCTCAAGTCGGGGGTCCACACCTTCTTGGATACCCTCGATCACCTCGTTGCGTTTGTCTCTTGCTTCCTTCAGAGACAGTTGAGGATAAGCACCGATACGGTGACTGGCTTGCTTACGTTGATTGCCTTCACCCCACATAAAACGAAAGTCCCAATACTTACGACCCGCTTTATCTACCTTCAAGCGTAAGCCGCCGGTATCAGAAAGGTAATAGACCTTGCCAATCGCCGAAGCGTTTTCAACCTTGACGGCTGTTAAGGGTACATTTGCCATTTCAGTCTCCTGATTGTTGAAAATGTACCCTAATTGTACCCTAAACCTTCTAAGATGGGGGGATACAGTAAGAGATAGTGAGAGACAGAAGTGCTTGTTTTATAGGGGTTTTCGGAATTAGTAGAATTTAATTTAAGGAGTTTTGGTGCCCGGGCCCGGAGTCGATACTGTTCTATGTGTAAGCATTTTTGAACATTTCAAAAAATTGTACCCTAAATTGTACCCTTACAAGAGATCCCACCGCTCCCTGAATTCTTCCATTTTACTCGTTGAATTGTTGGTCGGGAACACGGATGTTTTGGTGAGGTCAGAAACGACAGTGTGAGGGACGATATAGACAAGTCTAAGAGGGATAACAACCAGGCCGAAGACATCTATATCTTCGGCTGAATAGAGGGAGTAATTTGAGTGTTTGAGTGTGAAGTTGTAGCGATCTACCTTGCTTGAGCTGTCTGGATGTGAGGACGCTTTGATTTGAACGCGGGATATTTTAGATCCGTTGTCAATCAGAAAGTCATACTGCGAGTTGTCGCCCATCGGTACGGACGGCACTAATCCTTGTTCGAGCGCACGGAACGCGAACAGCGTTTCGCCAGTTACGCCGATTGTTTTGGCAGATGTCTCAGAGATTCCAGTTTTTCCCACAGGCCGTCTGGCATGTCTGAAAACCACCCCATCGAACTCCCGCGAGTACAAAGTATGTCAATCACTTGCGCCTTTGTTTTTGCATCCATCAGTTTCTGATGAAAAGACGAGGCGGGAGCTATCGGGTTGGGGGGTAGTTTTTCCACGGAGCAACAGAGTCCTATTGAGTCAAAAATTGTAGTTGGGTTTGATTGGGTGTTCATTAATTGACACCTCATTGGTGCGCGGCTTTTCGGGTACTTCTCCGAGTGTGTTGATCGCCTTAACCATGCCACGCGGTATGTGCCAGAGAGATCCCCAATAAGGAGACTTCCCTGGTACATGGGTCATTGCGAGGGTTACCCACTGTCTATCCTTGGAGACCAGGAGACCGTAGGTAGCTGTAAGTGAATCTTCTTCGGTAGGTTTCGCATAGTCCTTCCACTCTCCTTCAATAAAGCTGTCGTGCCATAAAACTTCTACAAGAGGGATCACATCAGTCTTTCTTTGATTTGAACTTCACGGGACCAGGCAGCAGCCATGAAAATATCATGGGTACCAAAATAATAAGAACTATTCCCCAACCCGCAACAGAAACCAGATCACCCAATGCTGTGAACAGGTTATCAGGCGCACAAGATTCATTCATAATGTTTTTTCCTTTCGGTGTAACTAAGAGGTCGGCACCCGCAGTCAGCACAGAGGCAGTCCCCGCTGTCCCCAGTAGTACAGGGGCAGTTCCACTGGTCACAGTCGAGACAAGTGCACCGACCCCAAGCGTTCCCGCTCCCACTACCGCCGCTTTTTTTATCGTCGAGCATCCTACTGCACAGGCACATCCGGCGATGACCACCAGCCAGTGACCCAACCTACGACCGCGACTACGATGATGATCGCCAGGGCCGCGTAAAATCTTTTCTTTCCAGCTGATAATTCTTTCCATTTGTCCATGTTGTCTCCTAGACTGTGAAACTGTTTCCACACCCACAGGAACTAGCGCCTGTCGGTGGTGTGAAGTGAAAGGTCGGTCGAAACGGATCGTCAATCCAATCCATCTTTGCATCATCCAAAAGCCCCAAAGAGGTGGGGTCGGAGAAAATCGTTGTGGTTATCATCTGAGCGTCTTGTGGTAGCTCTGTGGTAGGCGATAGCTTTATTTGATAACCTGAACAGCCGCCACCTTCTAGATGTATTCCTAAGAAGCCTTCTCCATTTAAAGTCTGATCTACCTTTTTTTGAGCTGATTCTGTGATCGTCATAACTCTTCATGGAGTTTCTTTATTCCATCAGAGGTTGTCGATAAAAACGTAAACGGTAACAGTCCATGTACCAAAGCAGTCAACGATAAAAGAAGTAATTTGAAAGACATTTTCCACGCATGTTTGGCATGTTGGAACCAAGTCATCTGAATGTCGTAAAGGTGATTCATTCGCCATTTCCATAAATCTTGTCAGTAAGTTTTCCCACTTGCATCTCCAACCGCTCGATCTTTAGGTCTTGCTTTACATCACTTGGTAGACTTCCCGAACCCCACTTTCCAGCGGGCCAAAGTTCAACAAAGGATGAGTTCTTATCCACATCCTTACTCATCATCTTGATCTGAAAATCGTTGTGCTGAACTGCACTTTGTAGACTAGATGCCCACCAAACTATTCCAGCGGCTTGCACCAAAAGAGTGATACCAATGCCTATGAAAAATCGACTGTCCATCAGTTATAGGGATTACTCTTCTGTTGCATCTGACCGGACGAAAGCATAGTGAAGATTTTTTCGTGCTGAGCGATGATGTCTCTCTGCGCTTCCTTGATGTTTTCGATTTCCTTTGTCATCGAATCAATGCGGAAGCCAAGAACATCTAGTCCTGAAGTCTCAGCAGTCAGCTCCTTAATTCGCTCGATCTGCTGACCCTGATCGTGTATCGCCTTGCCACATTGCACCGCTTCGGCCTCCAAAGCTGGGATAGCTTCGCCTTGAATTCCAGCAAGCCGATCAACTTCTGAACTGAGTCCGCTTGCCCACCAGATTCCCGCGCTGGTTTGCGCCACAACGAAGATGATTGCTCCGAGCAAATAAGTAGGGATATTCATTGGTTCATCCACTTGGTTACGAGTGAAGTAATGACCGAGGTGCCGCCAATCGCCATCAAGAAAATCCCGATTCCCATACCTTTAGCTTTGGTCAGTTCTTTTTCTAAGATATAAAGTCGAGCGTTGTTATCTCGGATGGTACGTTCGAGGGAATCGACCTTTTCAATGAGCTTGCCAATCTCTACATCTGTTATCTCGCTCATATGTCTTTCTCTTTATCACTTGTTCTCGGCGGCATCACTGATGGGCGAATAAAATGATCCACATCCTTCAGACTAAAAATTAGACAACTTTCCGCCGGTGGTTGTGCATCACTTGTCGCCATAATCGACATCGTTTCTTCATCAGGATTTTCAAAAATGTGGATCGTCAACCCGCCATGGGTACTCCCCACGATTGAGATATGCTGGCCAAACGACATCATCACTGCCTTGATCATCAACAGCTCGTCAGCATGACAATAGGTCTGAAATGGGATCATGCGAACCTGCCCGCCTGGTGGTGGCCCTGCCCATGCAGGCATAAAAAAAGCCGCGACTAGCGCGGCAGTAGCGATGATGGTTTTGATCATCTTGCAAGCAAACCAACATCAGGATTATTGGCAAACGTGCTTATACCGGACCCCACTGCCCTCGATGTTGTTCCGGCCATTCTGCGGCGCAACTCTTGGAGTAATGCTTGATCAGTTTTGTTAATACCGGTGTAAATGCGTTGTAGTTGATCTAACTTCTCTACTGCTTCGCCTGGCTTAGTGAACTCAATATTCGCGGCTTCTTCAGCAAGTTTTCTATTCCTAAACTTCTGGTAGAGATTGGCAAGTTTCCCTGTGCCTTGAACTGCCGCATAACCTGGATTGATATTCGCTTCATACATGCTTTGTAATACTTGACCTGGTGCATTTTCAAAAGCCTCTTGTACATCGGTGCCAGTTCTAGCTGTTCGTGAACCACCCGTTGCAATCTTTCTTGTTTCTCCATACGCTTTTTCAGCACCCAATGTTTTCATAAAATCATTAAATGATTCCTCATCGGGAAAGGTTTTTCTTAATCTATCTTTAGTAATGGTGTCACGTTCAATTTTGTTTGCGAGTGAAGATCTCTCATTGCGTCCCAAAACTTTCAGGTCTTCGAGCATCCCACTGCGAAATGCCGTGCGCTCAATATCTGTTTTTAGACCGTTCCATACCCTGTCAAATTCGACATCACTAGGATCGTATTCGGTAACACTTCTGAATTTTCTACCAGCTTCGACAGCATCTTTAATGTCGTACCCGACCTTTCGGACTAGATTAGCGGCCTTATAGGTGGGGTTAAATCCAGCAAGCAGATCATTAAAGCTATTACGGACACCCCTTAATGAATCCAGCTCCATTTGAGGCATTTGTGATGTCGGTCTTTTCCCAACTTCAACCTGACCATCAAGCGCAATCTTCATCAACTGCATCGTTCTTATATCAACCGTAGGATCTTCAAAGAAGCCGTCTTGATCCTTTTTAATAAATTCATTCCAACTCGGAAGTTTTTTCCCTTCCCTTTTAGCAAGCCTTCGTGCCTTGTTATAAGCCGGTCTAAAATCATCGGCAAGATCAGTTAAATAATGATCGAAATCAGATTTATTAAGAATAGACCCCTCGCCTTTTCTAGCGGCTTCATAGATTGGCTTGGATAAACTCGCGGCGCGGCGATCCAGAACATCAGCTAACCTAGTCGCGTCTGTTCGAGTATTCATTAATCGAGCGGCTTCTTTCGTTATTCGATCAAACTCTTTATTTGCTCTTTGCGTCACAAGTTCATCAGCGATGGCTCCAGCTTCTGTTGAGCCTTGTGTTATTCCAGAAACAAATCGCTTTCCCCTCGGACCTGATACGTCTGCAAGCATAGCGTCCGGCCCCCATGATTCGAGAGTTTCACGATACGCTTCGGTCGGAGCCTTCCCTTCTGCCGCAAGTTCCTTTGTTCTTTTACCGCCTATATCTCTGGCCGCAATTCCCATAATACGTCTAGCCGCTCGTTTCGCTTGTTTGTCTGCTTCTGCGACCATCGCGTTTGGATTGACGTTCAGACTCTTTATTGCGCTGATAGGCAAATCAGCGGCTCGTGCAACTATCGGGCTGGCTACGCCACCAGTAACAGCACCGACAGCACCGCCTAATGCGCGGTTCGTTAGATCACCTTCTGCCGCACCGACGCCATATAAGCCGCCCTGTGTCGCACCTATTTTCGCAACATTAGCCGCTGTCATTGGTTGCCGTGCGACCACCTGTTGCGCCGCTCGACCTTCCCTTACAGCCTTCCCAGGCTTTCCAGTAGTGGCGGCTACTTTTGCGGCTGTTCCTAACCCCTTAAACAAACCAACGCCAGGTAATGCAAAACCGGATAGGATTTCAGCACCATAAGCTAATTCAGGATGTTGATCCCGAAACGCATTCAGAGCGTCCCGCTCTTCCTGTACCAAATCATCGTAGTCTCGACCGAAAACACTTCTAGCCAGTGCTGTGATTTCATCACCGAAGCCGAACGTTACTCCTTGTCCTACGCTTCGAGCGACACCTTTACCTATATCCAACCAGGAAGATTCCTGTACTCCAGATTGTTTTCGCAGTCGCTCAAGTTGTTCTCTAGGAGTTTCAGCCATTAGTCTTCACCCGCTTCCCGTTTTAATCTTTGTAACTCCAAATATTCTTTAACACTTAACCCTGCTTCTTCAGCCGCTTCTACTATCCTCAAAACTTCCATTTCATCCACTTGATCGGCTTCTTGTATTAAATCCTGCTGACGTTTCGCTGATTCCGCTTCTTCTTCAGCTTTAGATAATGCTTCCATAAACGCTTGACGCTTTAACGCGTCGCCATCCTTCCCTTTCGTGGTTATTGGGTTGATAGCATCCATGATCATCTTTATGTATTTCTCAAAACGATCAAACTTATCAACAATGACGGCCTCTCGATCACCTGATAGCCAATCATTCCATTTAGGCATAAATAGTTCGTAAAACTGTGCACGTTCATCGTCACCGATAGCCGCGCCGGACTCTAAACGCAATGCTTGACTCAAAGCATTTTCCATTTTTATTCTTGTTGTGCGTGCCGGACCTGTCCAAGCTAGGGCATTTGCAAAAGTTCTTTCCTCGCGCAATTTGCCGTCGGGCGTAAGCCAGTAGCCACGAGCCTCTTTCATCGTCTCCCCGGCTCGTTCAATCATAGCTTTCTGAACAGCAGTACCAGGTTTTTCTCCACCTATCTGAACCATTGGCGACGTCTTTAATGTCCAATCGCTAGGTGCTGGCTGTCGAGTTTTTCGGTCGAGAATAGTCAACTGACCATTCTTCCAAGACAGTATCCCCACATGTGGATTACCATCTCCATCAACAAAGTTTCTAATTTCTTCGTTCTTGCTTGCGCTTTCTTTGTTGATTATCCCGCCTTTAATTAATTCAATTAATTGTTTTAGTGGGATACCGGCTCGTGTACCAGCCTGAATAAACGCACGAGTGCTTGCGAAATCAGCATCTGTTAATTGAGCTAATCCCCGATTGGTTAATTGTTGGTCGTACTTTGCTAACGCGGCAGTTTCATAAGCCTCGCTGTTATCTTTCGTACCCCAAATACTAGATATGGCACGGAGTAGATTTTTCCTTCGGTTAATGTTTGATAACACATCCACAGCTTCGGATGATGTCTTACGTTGCGTCGTCGGTGACCTGGTTGCCGCGCCAGGCGTAACCGCTGGCCCAAACAAATCCATTTCCATCTCATCAGCACGAGCATCGCCCACAATGTTGCGGATGTTTTTACCCATGCGTGATTCGATGGAATCCCAATAGGGACGGACAGGTATTACATCGCTTGCATCATACTCATCAGCTCGACCCAATATACCGGCGGTTTTTTGATAGGCGTCTGGATCTGCTCGGCCTAAATCACTGCGTTCCGTTCGTTTAAGAAACGCCTGTGTATCAGCGAGGTTACGTTTCCGTTCCGCTAGTAGCTGATCTCGTTCATCACCAAGTGCTTCCCTACCACTGATTAAGTTCTGTACTGGCGTTAGATCCACACTAGCTAAAGGTCCAGGCTGATTAGGCATCGGACCTGTTTCACCCGTCATCAGGTTTTCCAGGGTTGGAATTGCCTGTCTCTTCCTACGTTCTAACTGAGCTTTGAGAATTTGTCCCAGATCTGGCATTACGCTGTCCTCTTTTTCTGCGCTATGTACGGGTTATACGAAACGCCTGTTGGTGTTCCTCGGATATTCGCAATACTCGGAACCATTGACCGCATCTCTGCGGGTTGAATTCGAGCGTTGCCTATCCTGGCTGGACTCAAAGCCATAAACGGTTGATCGGCTTTGTCGAAATCACCCCCAGCTTCTGCCAGTTGTTCTTTTAGTTTTTCATTGAAATCGTCATCCGGCACAAATTGGGATGGAGTGTGCTCGATAGTGGGTTTACCAGCGGACGCACCACCATATCCGATCATGGCTTGGTCATAAGCCCCTTGTGCGGGGAAATCATCACGTCGAGGCCGACGTAAATTATCAAACGATCCACCCCCGGTCGCCGACCCCGGAATATATGTACCAGCGGCCATCACAGAACTCCGTAATTAACGTGTTTCACCCCGTCTATCTCGACCACGGCATCAGGCCGTGTTAGCTCGACTTCCTGGGCCATTACGCCGCGACTGCGATGGGATGTTGGGTTGTACTTGTAGTTGTAGGTGTAGACGTTAAATCCCTTCCAGGTTGTGCCTTCCGGTACGATGTTTTCTTTGATACGGATGTCGGAACCCGGCATAAAGATAGACGCAATACTCGCCAGCTTCCCAATCGTATCCAGACCGCTTGGGCCTGGTGCTGTGGTGGTAGATCCGTAATCGGGTGAAACCATCGCCATGTAGTTCTGCAACGCGGCTTGTGGCGCTTGAGCATCATAGGAGTAACGGGCAATATCTCGATCTATGGCGGCCTGATTCATCGCTTGACGTTGATCCCCAACATCCTGAACAGCACCGTACATCCCTAGTGGTGCGCCCATGATTGTCGGGTAGGCACCCATGCCGTACTGTTGCTGTTGGATACCCATTTGTGCCGCTGGCATTCTCATGCCCTGTGCTTGGGCGTAGGCATTGCCGTACATCTCAGCGGCTTTGTTGATCATCTGCTGATTAGCGGCGGCGATTGCTTTGGCTTGGATGTTGTTACCGACCGAGCTACCGCCGGGATGTGCTTCGACCATCGCACTTCGGATGCCGGGAAGGACGTTGTTGAGGAGTTGGTTCTTGGCTTGGTTTCCGAACAGCGTCATCATGTCGCCGTATGGTGTTCCAGCGCCCGTGTTGACGTTACCCGCGAGAAGGTCAGATGTTTGGGCTTGGTTGAATGGTGTGGCACCCGCCAAGCTACGACCCAATGCACCCTCTGCCCCCATCTGCATACCGGTCGAACGCGGCCCCATTGCATAACCCAACACACTACGTTGTGCGGCTTGTTGCGATGGATCAAAAGGGGCAAGCGTAGGACCAGGATAATAAGCTGGTGCGCCAGCTTTATATAGGTTTTGTGCCTCTTGGAAGCCTTCTTTTAGGTATGGGATTTGAATATCCCACGGTTCCGTTGTTTTAGTTCTTGATCCACCACTCATGATTTATTCCTCATCATTATCGCCCTTCGCCTTCATGACCTAAAGAAATCCATTTAGTACCATCCCATTCATATTCACCGCTACCACTCGGCTTATCGGGCATGGTGAACTGTCCTGGTGTTAGACCCGCTTGTGATGTGCCGGTGTTGGTCATCAACCCCAAGAACGCATTGGGATTAGCGTCGTATGCTTTCTGTGTGGCCGCATCGATTCGTCTTTGTGCTTCTTCTACTTCTGAACTGCGATTATCAGAACCAATCCATCTGTTCACAAAATCTATATCTGATTTTATTTTTGAATCAAACCTTTCTAAATTTGATCTGGCCGTGTTGTATATTTTTCGTTCTGCGGCATCACCCATAGCTGGATCTCCACTCGAACTCCATTTAAGATATTCATTAATATCTGGCTGCATAGATTGAGTAGTTGTAAACCCTGTCGGTGTAGTTCCAGGTGTAGTTCCAGGTGTAGTGCCAGGTGTAGTACCAGGAGTGGTCCCAGGAGTTGTACCGGGAGTTGTCCCAGGTGTAGTGCCAGTGCCGGGACTTGAGCCGCCAGTTGCGCCACTGCGGTTGTAGTTCCAAAAGTTCGGTAGCTGGTAGTTGTAGTTAGTGCCGAGCGATGGCAGTGCTTCAAAATTCCACATCCCTGCCGGAACACCGGACGCAATCAACCCCGCATCAGAACCAGGTGCCGCATACAACGGATTTGCAACACCCGCACCACTCCAATTCAATGACGCACCTGGAGCTATCGGATAGCCAGGACGATTGACGCCCGTGATCGGAACAAATGGATCTGCTGGTGTTCTTTGGCTTGCGCTATTTAGATAATCTTGAAAACGGGTGTTCCCACTCCAGGGTTGAACCGCTGTTGCTCCCTGATAAGTTCCAGACTGTAAAGCTGAATCTTCAGCGGCATGTGCTCGACCAAAAGCCGCTTTGGATGTTGCGCCGCGAGGTATCCAGTAAGACCCTTGTGTTCCTGATGGGTTTGCTTGAATATCTGCCCACGCCGCTTTTAAGTCGGGAGTCGCATCAACATACGCCGAGAAATCCGAATCGGTAGCATTGCCTTCCTTATAGCGGCTATACGCATCTGCGTAGTCATAACCGCCTCCACCAAATAGTCCACCAGCCATAGCTAAATCTCTTTTGTGAAAATGTGATACGAATTCGTCCAACCTTTAAGAATCTTTCCCCAACCCTTTCGCCCCCATGCTTCTAAATGAGAGCAACCCAAACCTTGAGCGAATGCTTCCAGCTCGGGATAAAAGGGAAACCACTTATCCATATCGCCACCGCCTATGGAAATCACCCGTAGGACTTTCTTACGTGGATATGGGATGTATTGCGTAACCATCGCGGCCAATACTTCACCGCCTTCGGTTGCTATCCAAAGTTGCATCTCAGATGCAGACAGCATCGGCAGAAAGTCTGCCGCTTCCATCTCACCTTCTGAATGCGGAGTCGCCTTATCTAAGTGCGGTTCTACCAGCGGCCAAATCGCCTGAACGTCGTCAGGCCGAACATGAATTACCCGAGTTTGACCCACGACCCTGCGGCGTTAAAAAAGTAGATTCCTTCGCCGTCGCCCGGATTCCAGTTTGAACCATCACCGTAACGAACATCACCATTTCTTGGTTTAGAGGGCGCAACGTTCGTTTGCTCTAATCGCATCAACGATTGGTTCAAAAGAATGTTTCCCAAACGGGTAAGTTCCGTTACGACGTAGATACCTAAATCTTCTTGCTTTTCAGGAAGTGGCCCTGGCTCATAACGGACAACAGACTTGACCTTCTTAACATCGGCCATTGCCATTTAGTAAGCCCTCGATCCTCGTCTTCCGGCATCCTCTAGCTCAAACTGCAAACCTGACAGTTCCCAAGCAGTATCCCCGGTACTTTCTATTTTGACGCCGTAAAGTTTTCCAGAGGCGCGACAACTGATCTTGGATTGTGTGTTTGGATTAAACGCAAACGGACCCTTCCAACTCACACCTTGTTCGGTGGACATCTGAGTGCCGACATAGAAATTAACTGTGTCATCATTTTCTATCGTCATCATGGGCCATAATGCCTTGATACGTTTAACCGTCGATTGATCGGGTGCGCCTTGTGACGTAAGCGATAAGCCGGTACGCTCGATATAGCTCGTCATGTTCGTACCATCTTCGGTATTGCCGGAGCGATCTCTATACAGCTTCGTTGCACTGGGACTTGCAAATACCATCGTATCCTCGTATTTATCGAAAGATTGCGCCCACGGACCTTGCGCAGTTGTCCAGGTAGCGGTAGCCGCCGCCCATGTGCTGAATGAATTGGGGTTGTCAATTACCCCTACGCCAATATGAGCAAGATTCGGCAGATCACGAATCGTGAAAGTGTTATTCGCGTAGTTCCAGATGACGGCTTTATCAATTTGCGACGTTGTGGAGTTGGTTGATACAAAACAGGCCCATATTTCATTTCGCCCTGAATCAGTCGCCACAAACGATTTTTGAATTTCCTCACCATCAATCGTGCCAAATACATAATCCCTCATCTTGGCTGGTAGTAACGGCGTAATTCGATCACCCGAATTCAGGTAAAAGTCATCACGACCGAAAATGAAGTGACCACCATCAAATTCAGCGATGCAGTTTTTAGCCATTGCACCGACTGATGGAGACAACATGCGGAACGAAAAGATAAACGGCGTTCCCACAAACGACATGGAAAACGTTTCCTGCTCTGTGTAGATCATGAAGGTGTCACGAAGCTGTAGGCCATCTACGATTGGAGCTGTGGCTGATCCAAGCTCGAATTCACCCGCATCATTTGTTGCCA